AAGCTCCCAATCCAATCCGCCAAAGTACCGCAGCGTCAGCACCGTGCGGTGCGCTGGCAGCTCCAAGGCATTGATTGCCGCCAGCGCTCTGCACGTCTCCTGCTGGTATGCCTCTGCAAGCCCCCGGAAGCGTTCAAATTCCGTTTGCAGCCTGCACACGCTGTCTTGTACCTTGTCGCGCCTCGGGCCGCCAGAAACCCGCTCACAGCCCCAAAGCGAGGTGGCCCGTCTCGCCTGCTCGTAAAAGTGTTCCGCCTTGTTAAGCAGCACGTCAAGCCGCTCCCCATCATGCACGGCTTGGCGCAGGAGATTGATCTTTTCCCGCGAGGTCATGGTAAAACATCACTCCTTTATAGTTCCATTATTTTGTCCTGGAATCGACCCTTCCGCAGGCTTGCGGTTGTTTTACATCGCTATATAAGTTGATCTTCTTCACGGTTTAGCCCCCCTTGTACGTTACTTTGTCCAAATGATGCCCTTGTCCCTCAATGTATCGAGCGATTTCAATCAGCTCCTCATCCCACTCGCCGGGAAATGGCTTTGCGCCCGCCTTGCTCTTGGTATATATGATCTCTCCCGTGCTTTTGCGCCCCATGACCCAGCCCAGATTGTTTGCGTACAGCTTAATCATCGTCTGACTTCTCCTTGTCCATCGCCCTAATCGCCGGGACAATCACTTCCCGGCGTTCAATCGTCCCCCCATGGCACGGCCTCCATTTCCTCATACGTGGGCTTGCGAAGCCAGCAGCGCCAATGTTTCTCATATGCATTCTCGGGATCATCGTAGTCAATATCTCTTATCTGCTCAACATCGATCCAACATCCTACTTCAGAGAGCCCACGGTATTCATACCAAGCAGGCGCGTTGCTTGGGTTTTTGCCGTATTCAATCAGTTCTTCCAGTGCCAACGGGACATTCGGCTTCCGCCAGCGCTGCATGGCGACAGTGTAGGCGGCTTGCTGGGCTTCCTTCTGCAAATTGTAGTATCTTTTTAGCGCTGCACGGCTCTTGCACGCTTTGCAAACCGCTTGTCCGCACCAGCCTAAATAGTTCTCAAAAGTGTCAATTTCCATTTCACCGCCGCAGTACGGGCAGCGGGGAGCAGGTTTGTTGTCAGTCATTTCTTTTTCCTCCTTTATCTCTTATATACAACTTCTTTTCCGTCCGCCATCTTTACCGTGATGCTAATTGGATAGCCGCTTGCCTCGTTCTTCTTTGGCAAAAATCTCTGATATAAGATATTTATAGCGCTTTTATGATTTCTTTCACATTCTTGCGCCTTTACTTTGTCTGCATACAGTACCCCACAGCATTCGCAAATGTACTGCTTGACTTCTTTCATGTTTACGCACCCCCTACTTTTACAAGTGCTTCCAACCCTGCCTTTCCCAGCGCTTCCAATCCACAACCATAAAGAACAAACAACAAGGTGATAATAACAGTCTGTATCAGATACGCCTTAGTATCATCGTTCTCAACCGCAACGACGAGACCGCTTGTTACCACTCCCATTACCACTCCAATCAGCGCCGACAGTGGCACAGTTATCATCGTCATGTATCTGCACCTCCAAAATCCTTCAGCTCAATATGCAATATTTGCGCTATACTTTTCAGCGCATATAAGTCAACAGCATCTCCGTGCATCGTTAGCTCCCGACAAATCTTCCAAAGGAGATATTCCTTTTGCCAATAATCATAAATATCTTGCCGTGAAAGATACAAATCATATGTTGGCGATGTATTTGTTTTCTCCCGGAAATTTTCCTCCATATCAAACTGGTATTCTCGCCATGGAGAAACCGCAACCGTAATATATTTTCTTCCGATTGTTTTGATCGTTGCTTCTTCGATTTCCTCATATTCCCAGCACATCCCGAACCACCGAGTTTTCAGGTAAACCGTTTGACCTACCTTGAAATCACGTTTCTCCATCGGTCTCATCTTCATCCTCCTTCGGCGGTTCAGGCAACGGCATCCAGTGTGTAATCTCAAAATACATACTGAAATACTCCCATGGTTCTGTCCAGCTCTTTTCGCCGTTGCGATGTTCTAGTTGTTGGCATAACGCATATTTAGTTTTACCTATAAAGCACTCGTATTCTCCCACCGCAAATACAAGCACCACTTCGCCCGGTTGCGGGAGTTTGTCCTTAACGCTGCGCCACTGTGCCCCTCTCTCGTTTTCCAGCTTTATTTTGATCCCTTGCGTCATTGCTTGATTGTTTTTCTTTTTTCTCCCTATCATGCCTCTTCCCCCTTCCCCATGTACGGGCACATCCCCATGGCGTCCGCGCTGCCCTCAACCCCCGGCACGCAGTCCAGCACTCCGCGCAGCGGACATTCCCGCGATTCCGCCTCCGTCATCAGACACTCCCTGCTGCAATGCCGCAGCGCATACCCTACCAGCACGTCCAAGTCACGCACCGTCATGTTCCAGCGCATCGGCATCGGCTTCACGCTGACCGCTACCGTCAGCGCCTTGCTGTTCTCCCGCACGCTCAGGTTCTGCCGTGCGCTGACACGCTTCAGCATCGTGTTCAGCGCTTTATCCAGCATCCCCTGCGCCGTCCGCAGCAGCGTCCACGCGCCAAACTTCCGCGCCGTTTTTTCCAGCAGCTCGTTGTTGCGCTCGATCAGCAGCAGCGCCCCGGACAACGCCACCAGACTGTCCAGCGCTTTGGCAGGGACGCGCTCGCATCCGTTCGCCTCGTCATAGGCTTGCAGCTCCGCGTCCGTGGCCTTGCACTTCCGCCCGAATTCGTCCGTGTAGATCATGCTCTTTCCTCCTTCGCCGCGCTCTCCTTCAGCAGCTTGTGTATATCGTCCAGCTCCTTGTCCGTCGTAAACCAGAGCTCTACCGCGCCCGTGTCTTTGTAGTAAATCACATGCTCGACTTTCAGCAGCTTTTGTGCTTCCAGCCGCTTGTAAGCCCGGTGCTTTTGCTTTGGGAACGTCCCCTTAGGCCAGTAATCCTTATACAGCGCCATGTGGCTCCCCCCTTTCTGCTTTTGTGCCACCTTGTTCCACCATTGTTCCACCAAAATCCGCGCTTGGTGGTACGGCTCAAACCCAGTATTTCCAACGGTTTGCGGGCTTTTCGAGAGGTTTGTACCACCGTACCACCACATTTTTTCTTCCCTACGCGCGAGGCGTGTATGTCCCTATTTCTCTCTACACACACACGCGCATATATAAGTGTGTGTGTTTTTTGGTAGTACAGGTGGTACAGTAGTACAAACCGCGCTTGCGTTCCCGCAAAGCCAGTATTTTCAAGGGTTTCGGGGAATCCGCATCTGCTGCGCCGTGGTGGTACATTCAGTGGAACATCCGCCTCCAAGTGGTGCGCAGAACGGATTTTCAGCGTCTTCATCCGCAAATTCGCCTTCGTCTTCACTCTTATTCAGCAGAATCCGCATGCAATTCGCAACGCCTGCTGGAACAGGCAGCCGCGCCTTACTCACATTTTTTCCGCCCCATCCCGGCGTGATAACGCCTTCTCTGCGTCCCCAGCTCTTGAAGCTCTCAAAGCTATATCCCTCCTGCTCCATGGCCTTTTTTAATACGCTGTGGATGATAAGCGCCGCGCCGTTGGTGTCGATTTTTCCCCAGCATTCGCCCTTGTACGTGCCGTCCGCCTGCGGCTCAAACTGGTTCGGGTGCGTCGCTACAAAGTCGCATATCCAGGCATAAGCACGCTTGTTCAGATCGGTCGCGGCCCTGTCCGCCAGAAAAGGCGCAATGTCCTTCGCTGTCAGCAGCAAACCTTCCCCATCAAACAAAAACGTATCTGCCAGCATGTCCGCCGTCAGGATCAGCGCCGCGCTCAGCGCCTGCTTGTCCGTTGCGCCGCCCTCCAGCAGCTCCTTTAGCATCGCGTCCATGTACGTTTTTGCCATGTCCAGTGTCCCCGGACGGTTCAGCGCGTCCACAAACCGCTTCCCGGCGTGTCCGTAGTTCTCGCGGATCAACGCCAGCACGCCGCGAGGATCAGGAAATAGCTTCTCGTCCTTTACATCCACCTCGATGACGCGGTTCACCGCGCCGCCGCCGCTCTGATAGCTCAAAATCGGCTGCTCTCCCGTGGAGATCATGCAGTTGCGCCAGCTCCGCTGCTGCTGCACGCCGCCTGCCTTCGCGCCGCGGCTCTTGCCCGCACCCTCTGTAAAGGTGTAGATGATGTTGTCGAAATCCTTGCGCTCCTTGATGATCTGGATTTCGTCCACCAGCACGGGCAGCGCCCCGTAAAAGGCCGCCAGAAGCTCGTTTGCCACGGCGGTTGCGTTGAAGCTGCGGACATAGTCGCTCATGAGCGGAGAGCCGTAAATGGACGCGCAGAACATCAATCCGACGGTCTTGCCAGCCGAGGTGCCGCCCCAAACGTGCAGTACAAAGGGCAGCGCGTCCATCGGCGCCACCAGCAGCGAGGCGACCCCCGCCGCCAGCATCAGACGCGCCGCTATGCTGCTGCCGTGCCGCAGCGCCTGCGCAGCCTCCTTCCATGCCGCCCAGCTTCCCTTTTCGTGGATCGCCTCAAAGGCATGCTTGTAACCTGCATCCCCGTCAAAGGACAGCCCCGGCACATACGGCGCGAACCCTCCGCCCTTCACCCAGCCCAAGTGTCCAACGCTTTTCCCTTCGGGGATTTTGTCGTAGTTCAGGTCTTCTACCGTGCTGAGATAGCTCACCAGCGCCCGGGCGTTCTCGCTCGTCACCGACACCCCTTGATCGGATAGCGCCACGATCTTCTGCGCCGTAGAAAGCGTCTGCTTTTCCGCGATCAGCCGCCGCCATGCGCCCTTCATCCCTCGCCGGAAGGCCAGCTCGATCATTACCAGCCCCGTGTCCAGATTCACCATCCGCTTCACGGGCAGAATGGGGTGCGTGCAGACCGTCTGTTCGCCGTAGGGCCCTTCTATCGTGATGGCGTAGTCGTCCGCCTGGTATTTCCCACAATTCAGCTCCATAGGCTGACCGTCGAATTGGGTGACGTTGCTGCTGCTGAACTCCTGCGCCACGCCCCGCTGCGCGTTTTCGTAAGCCTTGTAGCCTGCCTTGAAGCTGGTTACGCCGCGTTTTCGCGCCTCCGCCGCCGCCAGTTCCTTTGCCTGGTACAATGTAAAATCGTTCTCGCGGAAGCTGTAAACCCATTCAAAAGGCGTGGTGCCCTGCCACTGCGCGTCCGTCCACGCTGGCAGCTTCAGCCCTCCCGCATAAGCGGTCTCCATGACATTGCCTCCTTCCACGCCTCCAACGCCTCCTGCGCCGCTTCTCGCAGCCATTCCACGCGCCAGAAGTCCGTTGCGTCTTCCTCCGTAAACTCTCCTCCGTGGTCAACTCGCGCCCGTGCATAGTCGCATCGCCGCTGGCAGTCTAACCACAGTTCAAATAATGCCCAATAATCGGCTTCTTTGCGTTCAATTTCCGCTTCCAGCCATGCCATGCGGCACTTATACCCTTCTTCTCGCAAGGCGGCTAAATGGGCTTCTCTGCCCGTTTTTCGATGGGTCAGCGACAAGCCCAGACCGAAGGCCGCGTTCAGCCGCGTCAGCGCCTGCGGAAAAGTCAGGCGGTGCAAATGCTGCACCAGCCCGATCACATCCCCGCCTGCGTGGCATCCGAAGCAGTACCAGCCCCGCCCATCCTCGTATACCTTTAAGGATGGGTTCTTGTCCCCGTGAAAGGGGCAAAGGGCGAACCCCTGCCGGTTGACGGGCAGACCCTCCATGCCCAGCACATCACGCGGCGACACCCGCCGCCGTATATCCTCCACCACTTGGCGGTCAACCACCCGGCGCACCCCCTAGCAAGTCAAGAATGACCTGCGCTGTCTGCTCTGGCATACAAAAACGCCAGCAAATGCCGTACTTGTCCGCCATGCTCTGCATGATCGCCCAGAGCCTGTCAGCGGGCACAGGCGGCTTTTTCGGTAGCTTCACGCCCAGCATTTTGCCGCGCAGCTGTGCCGCCTGAATGTAGCGATAGTCCCGTTCTCGCGGATTGACCCAACTCGGCACGTCCGCTAGCGTGGCAATGCTCGGCTCCTCCACCAGCACCACCAACTGCACGTCCGCCTCCTGCGCCCGCGCCGCCTCTGCCCGGAAGCGTTCGTGCGCCTGGATCAGGTTGCCGTAAACCTCCTGTAAACCCTGCTTGCGATCGATCACAAGGTGCTGATCGTTGGCCCAGGTATAGTCCCCGCACCATAGCTTGCTCCGCACCCAGGGCACGCCGAGACGGTCGAAACCGTCCCGGACGTGTCCCCATTTCTGCTCACGGCTGTCTACAATAATGGTCTTCATGCTGCGTTTCTCCGATCAAAAGGGCGGAGGAACCTGCTCATAAGAGGCCGTGTAGCCATTCGCCGTGTCCTGCGCCACCTGCTGCACCTGCGCGGCCTGCTCCGTCTTTAGCTTCTTGATGGCGGGGATTGTAAAGTCTCCCGCCCGGATGGCCTGCACGCTCCGCACCATACGCGGCTTCACACTCACCGCAGGCTGATACATGCGGTTGACGTACTCCTCCTCGCCAAATACAAGGCCGATTAGCTTGCCCGTCAGCGTGGCCTCGTTCCATTGCCAGTGATACCCCGGATTGCTCTCCTCCACCGCCTTGACAAAGCCCTTGAACAGGCCCAACGCCTGCTCTTTATAGCTGCGGATCAGCACGCCGTGCCACTTGCCGAAGCGCTGGAACTGCGCCCCGAAATAGCCTGCGAAGTCGCCCTCCGCAATGTCAAACTCCAGCCGGAGATACGATCCCTTTCCCGTGGCAGGGTCAAGCGGCACGTCCTCCGCTTTCGTGATCCGGCAGACGTAGCCGCCGGGGGTCAGGTTCTTGTACTCGCCGTCCTGCTGGGCTTCCACGCCCGTAAGATCAATCTGCTTCATAGTTTTTCACCTCAATAACTTTCTTTTCCGGGTTAGCCAGCGCTGAGACGATTCGCCGCAGATACCGCTGCGCTGCGTCCTTGTCCGGGAAATTGTCGCACACGAGTATTTTTGATTCCTTATATGCGTTTACAAAAATTGTGTTTGCTAAAATAACTATTCTTTGCACTCCGTGGGTATCGAGATACAGGCTGCCTATCTGCGTTATGTTCAAATAAACGCCGTCCGCAGTTTTAAGAAATCTCATGCTTTCTTTTCCTCCACCAGCGGCTTCATGCCATAATAAGCCCGAATTACCTTGTCCACCTCGTACAGATCGTTTGGGATCAGATCGGTTTCAAACATGCCCATGGGGCTTTTAACCGTGTCGTGACCCGTATTGTGCGTTACAAAGCTGTATACGCCATCCGAAACGGCGGTCTTCAGCACGATCGTAAACAGTCCCTCTACTGTGATCTTCTCGTCCAGCATTTTGCCGATGGTCTTGGCCTTCTCGTTGCCGTTCGCGTCCAACTCTAGATGCTGGAGCAGGTAAACAATCTTGTCCTCCGGCAGCTTGATCGCCGCTTGGATCAGGTTCCAGTAGGCCAGCGCCATGTCCGTGAACTTTTGGTAGCCCACCACTGAGGCCGTTCGCATGAACTGGTTCGCCATCAAATATTGAGCATCGTCAATGATGATGCTCCGCGCCTTTGCGCTTTGCAGCCCCGCCGTAATCACGGCGTAGTCGTCCGTGTTGACCTTTGCCAGCTTTCCGCCATCCTTAAATGGGAAAGGCTTGCCCTGCACGTTGAAAACGCCGACGCTGCCCGCCGGGAAGTTGCGCAGGCTTGCGCTCTTGCCCGTGCCGCTGTTGCCCAGAATTAGAACCGGAACACCCATGTTATACGTCCTCCTTTGCCTCATTTACCGTTGCCGGACATCCGTCCGGACGGCTGTCAATGTCCGCCAGAATCAGCCCCGTCACCACGCATAAGTGCCGCGCACCGCCCGCGTCCGCTCTCATCAGCGGGCACCAGCGGCAGCACACCTGATCTTCCGGGAATGGGATTTCCACCGTCCCGTGGGTGTAATACTGTACGCCCTTGTCAAACCCCCGTGCCATGCTCCGTCACCTCGTATCGATCAGCCAGCCGTGATATTCGCCCGCGCCCGCGCCGATCACGTAATCCTCGATCCACTCGCGCAGCAAGTCCGGGTCAACAGCTTCAACCGCCTTGTACGTCCGCCTTGCGTCCTCGTCCTTCAACTTCGCCGGATAGTCCATCGCCGATAACCCGCAGGCCACAACATCAGCCTCTTTTTGCGCCGCCGTAACAAATTCTTTTTCGGCGGCGTAAGAGTCGAAAACCTCAAGGATGCAGGTCGCGCAATACTTTCCGCTGTCGGACAGATCACGTCTGTCCCAATACTCGGTGCCGCAATGCGGACAGACAAACCATGGTGTGTTTGTGTGCTTCATGCTTTCCCCGCCTTCTCGCGCCGCTGCACAGCCTTTTGAGCTGCCAGCAGCCCTTGATAGCCGCTGTACCCAACGGCTTTCGCCGCGTCTATTTTTCTCATGCCGCCCGCAATCAGTTCCTCAGCCCTGCGAACTTTGTTCGCTGTCTGATCCTTGGCGCGTTGGTTGTTGCGTGTCAGGATGCGGTTGTTTAGTTTCAGCCTTTCCGCAAGCTCTTTTTCTTTCCGTGTGGGGTCTGGGGCGTTGTTGGGAATCGGCCGCTCGCCTGCGTCCATCAGCTCCAGCACCCGCGCCCCAAAGGAGCACTTCCCGGCGCACTGCTGGCAGCGTGAAATGTCCAACACCGCCCCAAAGCAGATGCCCCGCAGCGCCTCGTCCATGCTCATCCGCTCCGCAGGCTTGGCAGGCACCAGCCGCCCATGTCCCCACGCCCAGCCGTAAATACTCATGCCTCACCCTCCATCTGCATGGTGTAGCGTTTGCGCTCCGTCAGCTCCACATGCTGTAAGCCGTACTGGATCAGCCGCGTCGCCACGCTGGTCAGCGGCTGCCCTGTCAGCTCCGCCAGCTCGGACAGCGCCTCAAACGTCTCGCGCTCCACGCGCACTTGAATACTTCCCTTGCCCTCTGAAAAGGGCGAATACCCTGTCCCGCTCGGAATAAATTTCATGCCCGTCAGCTCCTTTTCTTGGGTTCTACTCGCGTCCATGCTCCCACCGGATACTGTCCCGGCATCAGCCGCTTGCGCCCCTCTTCCGCCCGCTGGGGAGCGGTCAGACGCTCTATCCGGCAGCGGAGCCGGGTCAGCAGTCCTTGGGACTTGTAGCAGGGGGCCTCACTGTACTTGCTCATGCTCTTGCTTCCCTTCTTAAATCGCGCCCACCAGCCACGCATAGGCCGTGACCAGCGGCGCACCAAAGATCACCAACGCCGTTCCGGCCTTGATTGCCAAAATCCCCACGCCTGCCCAGTTCATGCGCTCTTGTCCCCCTTCATTGCCGCCAGCGTTTGCATGGCGACCTTCACCGCCGCGCCAATCTCCGCATCCGTCAGCGACTTCCGTTCTTGCGGCTTCTCCTTGCGGCGCTCCGGGAAAATCCGCAGCATCTCCGCCATGGTCAGCGCCCGGTTTACTACGAAATACTCCCACGTCTCCCATCCCGTCAATTCCAGCGCATTAGAGAGAATCGCCATCTCCTGCACCGTCCAAGTGCTGCGCCCCGAAATGCGCGACTGAAACCCCGAAAGGCTCAGCCCGCACAGGGTCGCCGCGTCCGCCTGCATCAGTCCCTTGTCCCGTAAAAGCTCCTTCAGCCGGACATAGCCCGTGTTAGTCATGATGCTCACTCCTCCCTTACGCTTGCTTGGTCTCGGGCTTGGCAGCCATCAGCGCCATGCCCTGCGCAATGCCCACCACGCGCTCCTGCTGATTGACTGGCAGTACTTCCATGGCCTTGTTAAGCGCTTTGGCCATGTCCTTTGCGGCTTGCTTTTCCTGTTCGCTCATGCTCGTTCACCTCTTTACTTTTTCAGAAAATCCTTAGCGATGCGTTCCAGCGTTGTCGGGAGATTTACATTCAGCGATGCAATCAGCTCCTCTGGCGCCCTGCTCCCCTTCGGCGCTTCCAGCCGCACATCGCCGTCCTTCAGCATCCGGCTGACCGCCAGCAGGACGAAGGCGTGCATGTTGTTGATGGCCGTCTGCTTCAGCACCTCCAGCGGATCGTCCTGCGCCTTGCGCGGCTCAAAACAGTCCATACCTGCAAAAATGTCATCCAAATTCTTACCCATATTGTTCTCCTTTCTGTTCGCCCCCTTCCCGGTGTACAATGCTCTGGAAAGGAGGACTGTTGATGGATCCGATTTCAACCGATGCCCTGACGGTTCTTCGCGCCCTGCTCGAACGCGATCACGGCGAAGATGATCTCCCGCCAGGGGCTAGTATTGCCATGCTCCAATACCTGGTGGCCCTCGGCTATGCCGCCTGCCAGACATGGGAGCCGCCGCACCCTGATTCCCCCTATCGGGACCTGGCACAAGGCTATGTAGCCTATGCCATTACCGAAAAGGGCAGGGAATACGTCCGCCTAAAAGATGAAGAGGCACAGCTTGCACAGCAGCGAGCCAATGATGCTGCCAAGCAATACCGCAAAGAAACAGCTTGCACCCTTTTTGGCGTAGTCCTTGGCGCTTTCCTGACCTGGTTGCTGCCGCGCTTGTTTGGCTGACTGCTCCCACAGCCGCCAGAATTTCTCAAACTTATCCACGCCCGCTTCCGTCCCGTCGACCAGCCCCGCGTCTACTGCCGCGAGAAACGCCGCGCCTTTCGCGGTAATGGAATAGCGGTTTTGAGGGGTCTTTTCCATGGGGTTCACCTCCTTGCTGTATTGACTGTGCGATAATCATAACTCACATAGTGAGAAAAGTCAATAGGTTTTCAAAAAAAATATTGACACAGCGAGTTTTTCGGAGTAAAATGGCATTGTAAAAAGGAGGTGAACAACACGCAGAACCGGATTAAAGAGGTAAGAAAGGCCGCTAGACTTACGCAAACAGAATTCGGCGAGAGGCTTGGTATTAAAGGGAATACCATTACATGCTATGAGAAGGGCACTAGAGAACCTTCTGAGGCTATTATCCTTGCCATCTGCCGCGAGTTTGACGTGAACGAGCGCTGGTTGCGGACGGGCGAAGGCGAAATGTTTCTGACAAAGCCCCGCGAACAGGAGCTTGCGGACTTTTTCGCGTCGGTGCTGAGCGTTGACCCGCCGGACACGCGGGCGTGCCTCATCCACGCGCTGTCCAAGCTGAGCGTATCCCAATGGGAGGCGCTGACGGATGTCATCAATACTATGGTGGCTGACTGGGAGACACAAAAAGACCGCCCTCACGAATGAGGGCGGCACGCCTTAGGCATTCCGGGCAATCAGCCCGCTGAGGAAAATCCAGGCTAGCTCAGCTTGACGCTCGGTCGCTTGACTGGCCAGCTCCTTGAGTAAGTCCCGATACTTGGTGTTAAGTTCGTTCATCTTGCTGCCTCCTTTCGGCGTTTCGCGCCGTCTGGAGGTAGCATAGCACACGCGGCACCCCAAAAGCTCCCTTTTTACAAAACTAGTTAAAAAGGGAATAAAAAAGCCCCGACAGGGGAGAAAGAAGAACGACGATGAAAAAGGATATTAGTTGGATTAGCGTACTGCTGGGCGTTGCGCTTGTCGGCAGCTTTGCTTGGTACCTGCTGTCAGAGGATAAAAACATTACGCCCTTTGCTATTGTCCTTGCGATTGTTACCGCCCTTGGAATTGACGCAGAATTTCATCATGATTCTCATGGGTTTGCACTGCTTCTTCCCGCAAAGTTCGTGGGTGCCTTTTGGAGCGCATGGCTTATCTTCGGTCAATCGACAAGCAATGGCCTTGTGCTGTTTCGCAAGGACGAAGCGCTTGTTCTGGGGATTTCGATCGTGGCTTTTTGCGTCTCTGATCTTACCAATTTGAAGTGAAGGGGCCGCTACAAAGAATAAAAAAATCCCCTGCGGGCTGCTTCCTCCGCAGGGGATAAGGAACCAGAGCATGGAGCAACACGAGCATGAAACTCCACCGAACAGACAAGGGTGCGTCTGGGTTTCTGGCACTGTCTATTATAGCAGATGCCTTCCCCAGCCGTCAAGCCCGGAAAGAAGGATAAATATGAAAAAACTCTTTACGGCAGAAGCCAAATGGTACGAACAGTATGAATATTGGAAGATCAACGTCATGGTGGACGGTCTGCGCCGCTCTTTTTACTCAAAAACCCCCGGCAAGCGCGGCAAGAAGGAAGCCGAAGCCAAGGCGCAGGACTGGGCAGACACCCGCCGCACAGGCGATATGCCCCTGGGAAAGGCCATCACCCTTTGGCTGGAATCCAAGCACAAGACGCTGGGCGTAGACACCTACAAAACCCAGTCCGGCCTGATTAACACTTGGTTCCTGCCGCCTGCCATGAAGGTCAAGCGCCTGTCTCACATCGCCCCGCAGGAATGGCAGACCATCCTTGACAGCGCCGCTCAGCAAGGGAAAGCCGCCGCTACCATTGAGAAGCTGCGCTCCCTCATGTTGGAGTTCTCCCGCTTCTGTCAGTCCTCTCGCTGGATGATGGAGCCGCTGAACCCGGACACCCTGCAAGCCCGTGGAGGCAAACCCAAAAAGGAAAAGGTCATTCTTCAGCCGGACGCGCTGAACGTGGTCTTCTCCACCGACACCATCACAAGCCACGGTAAGCGCATCCCCTGCTGGCACATCCAGGCCTTCCGCTTCGCCTGCGCCACAGGCATGCGCCGGGGCGAAATCTGCGCCCTGCGCTGGGACGCCATCACCGCCGACACAATCCCCGTCAAGGCCAGCGTCAACAAGTCCAAGATCACCACCGAGGGCAAGACCGAGAACGCCCAGCGTTCCATCGCCCTCAACACCACCATCCGCACCATCTTAGAAGCCCAGCGCCAGCACCTGCGCAAGCAAGGCATTGTCTCCCCGTGGGTGTTTCCGGCATTCACAGGCAAGCAGGAGAACCCTCCAAAATTTTACCGCGACTGGAAACGCTACGCCGAGTGCAACGCCCTTGACAAGCGTATCTCCTTCCATTGCTTGCGTCATACCATGATAAGCCTGTATAAAGATGAAGTTCCCGAGCAGCTTCTCAAACAGGTCGTAGGCCACAGCGCCACCATGGACACCTTCGGTCAGTACGGACACGCCCTCGCCGATGACGCAGCCCGCACCGCCACCCTGATGGACGCAGCCTTCACCCGCTACGTCAAATAACTTGTATTATTTTCCCTCCCCACAATTTCATACCACACTTTATACCACACTTTTAGTCTTAAAAGTGTGGTATTTTTGTCTCCGTAATACTTTTGTAACAAACAAAAACAGCCCTCAAACCCTTTATTTCCAAGGACTTGACGGCTTGTTATTTTTTGTGCTAAAATTTGCGAACCTTCTTCCACAGAAGAACCCTAGTTCCCCTTCAATCCCAGCATTCCCAACGCTTTACGCCCTCCCTCGGAATCATTGTACCACACTTTATACCACACTCGTCCTTAAAAATAAAACAAAATGCCCTGCCGAATCGCTCCAACAGGGCAAACTTGTATTAGGTATCCTTCTCCACGATACACTCATAGTACAGTGCGGTCTTGTTCTTCTTCGCGTCCTTGTCGTTCATCCAAGCCTTCGCCATGTCCGCGTAAAAGTCCGTCTGATCCACGCCGTACTTTTTAGCTACTTCACAGTAATCGCTGTACATGGCGTTCATCATCGCATAGAACTCCGCAAACTTGCTGCCGCCCTGCGGAATGCCAAGCTGAATGGCGAAGGGCTTGACTTCCGCAGCCGACCACTTGCCGCCCTCAGGGGCGCGGGGGTCTGCGGACTGCATGCACTCCACCCATTCTTCGGCCATTTCCATAGTCATACGCGGTGTGTGCTGCTCCCGCATGGGAGCAGCGGCATCCTCGCCCTGATAGGTCTGGCTCTCCCGCTGACGCTCCATCATGCGCTTCTTGTCCTGCTCTCGCTGCCACTTAATGCGTTCTTGTTCGCGCTGATCGCGGCGGTACCGCGAGGGCTGTTCGTACTCATCCCCGTCGTCGTAGTGATCGTATACAGGCGGCATATAGTCACGGATGCGGTCAACGCGCCCATCATACCGAGCCCGCCGCCCGTAATCGTCCTCATACCGCTCTCCGTCATCATATCCGATGCGCTGGGGCGTGGGGTCATACCTTCTGTCTCTGCTCATAAGCACCATCCTTAACCCAGATTTCATCCAACGCCACCTCCCTCCGCTGCTGCGGCAGGAGCAGTGCCGTCAATGCTGGTCAGTGTATTGTTTGGCGCACAGCAGGGCGTTCCCAGCAGCCGGAAGGCTCCGCCTGTGGCGCTGGTGGAGACCACCGTGCTGTACCGCGTCCGCGTCCTGATGCCGCAGGCCGTTACCTGTGCGCAGTTGCGCTTGGTCAGCGGATACTGCACCGTGCCTGTGCCAATAGTCACTACCACAGGCGCGTTGATGGTCGTGGCCGCTGGGATCGTCTGCGCGACTACAATGCAGTACTTCTCCCCGTTTCGATAGCTCCCGGCAGGCAGGTTGATCGCCAATACTCCCCCCGCAAAGGTCACGGCCTGACTGATCACCAGCCGAGGGCAGAGTGTGCAGACATTTTTACAAGCCATGTTGTTCTCCTTCCTCAGGGGGCGGCATTACACCGCCCCCGAATCACGCTGTCAGCCGTTGCATCCCATGCAGCCGTTGCCGTTTGCGTAAGGGTAGGGCGCAGGCACCTGATAGGCCGGGATCGGCGCGGGGTTCAACCGCCGGATCAGCTCCGCCGTCTGCGCGTTGGACATCGCCGCCAGATAACTGTTCTGCGCGGACTGAGAAGCCGCCAGCTTTAGCGTCTGGTTCTCCGCCTGCAACGCGCTGATCTTGTCCTGCGTCAAGAAGTCGAGGATGGCGCGGGTGTTGGCGTTGTTGCTGTCCAGCACGTCACGGGTGGTGTTCTGGATCGTGTTCTGGATGGCGCAGGTATTGGTCGCCATGTTGTAGTTCACGTTGTCAATAGTTCGCTGGGTCTGGCAGCAGCAATCCTGCAGACGATAGCCCAGGTCGGCCTGTCCGCGCTCTACGCTGTTAAAGCCCTGCAGCATTGCCGTGTTCACGCCGTTGAAGCCCTGACAGAGAGACTGCTGTACATTGGCAAAGCCCGTCTGCATGCCGTTGTTCAGCGCATAGGTGCTGTCGCACAGACCGTTGTTCAGCCCATCCAGTTTAGACACAATGCTCTGCGTATCAAAGCCACGCTGCAGGTCTGCCTGCGTCAGCGCACCACTTGCAGCCGGAGAAGCAAGAGGAGCCGCAACAGTAATACCGCCGCCATTGCCGCCCCAGCCGCCGTTGCCCCAGCCGAAGAGCAGCGCAAACACTACAATGATCCAAATCCAGCAGTCACCGCCGAACATGCCGTTGCTGCGGTTGCCGTTGTCGCTCTGCCCAATGGCATAGCCGGTTGCAAAATCATTATCGCCCATCATTCAATCTCCTTTATGTTTTTTATTCCCACAGGGGACGCGCCGCCCTGTTGAAATCACCGTAGCCCAAACTGCCGCAGCATGGAAGCCAAGTCCACACCGCGCTCTTTTGCCATGTTCTGCGCGATCTGCTGAAGCTGCTCCGGGGTCTTGCCCTGCACAAGCTGCATCCCTCTTGCCATAATGGGATTATTCCCGGATAACTGCCCCAGCATCGCTATAGGGTTTGCGCCTGTGCGCATGCCCTGCATCATTTGCAGCAGCGGGTGTCCGTTTCCAAGCATCTGCAATGGGTTCATGTTTCTGCCCCTCCATTCAATTTTTGTTTGAGTTTCTCAACTTCGGCTTTCAGCTCATCCACCGCTGTCATCGGGGCGTACACAGGCTGTTTGGCGCTTTCAGGCGCGGCGACCTTGCCAAAGTCCGTAAAGTCCGCGCTCCCTGTGCTGCTATTGAAGACTTTGAGGTAGATCATACCATGCGCCATGTCAAGGCTTAGGGTAGGCCGTCCCATGAAATCCACAGGGGCGGCAAGCGCTTCCTCGCGGCTAGTCACCAGCCGCGCAAGCACGCCTTGTTCAGGCTGTGTCTGCTGTTGTGGCGGCTGTTGATAGGTGTTGTAGACCGGGGCTTGCAGCGCCGGGTAGGCAGGCTGTTGATATTGGGGGAAATAAGGCATTTCCGTCACCTCCTGCCTATATTTTGGCATAAAAAAAAGAGAGGAGCCTATCACAAGCTCCTCATCTTTCTGTCAGCCCTGCTCTCGGGTGATCTTCTTTTGGATACTCCTGCGCACTCGGCTGACCGTCGCCGTGGAAACGTGCAGCGTCAGGGCGGTCTCAACAAGGGACGCGCCCCGGCGGCACAAGTCCAGCACGGCAATTTCCCGGTCAGAGAATGGGCAGTTTTGTCTGAAGTAATGGTATTCTGCACCCGTCAGCTCGTTTAGCTTCACGGGGCGTCACCCCCTTACTTCTCCTTCTCCTTCTGCGCATCCGTTTTCCACGTTTTGTAATCTCTGCTGCTGAATCCAACGTTCATTGCATCCAGCATGGATTCAAGGGTTAGACACGTTGCCGTGTCGCCTTCCAACCATGCTTTTTGATAGACTCCCTTTGCTTCCGCCGCCAGCTTCGACTTGATTTCGCTGTCTTTCAGCCCAAGCTCACGGAAGATAGGCATGAGCGTTTCGCACGCCTCCAAGTTGCCATCCTGCGCCCATTGGATGATCTCTTTTGCATTCGCTTCCGCGTAGTCGGACACCATGCTATCATGCGCACGGCTGACGGCTTCCCTTGCGGCCTCCGGCACGGTTTCGGCTTTCGTGATCCACTTCGCCGCGCTCACGTCTGGATACAGCGCTTGCTGCGCCTTCTTTATCGCGTACTGGGCCGCGTTCTTGATCGCCTTGGCCTGGTAGGCAGGTTCAAGCCCCGCGAAGTCCGCGTCCTTTGACAGCGCATTGAGCGCAGCGTAAAGGTCTTTGCCTGCCTGCGTCTGATACTGTGTCCATTGTTCTGCCGTCAGGTTCTTGCGCTCACCGCTCACGCTGATGTATTTTGCAACGCTGGACGGGAAAACGTCTTCATCGCTCTCCTTTGCTACCTGGTCAATCAGTGCGGTTACGTTATCTTCCTGCAAATCGTTCAAGTACCCCGGCGAGATAAAGTTCTCAAACGCCCGCAACCAAACGTTATTGCTTACATCCTGCCGTCCAAAGGCGTCCACGTAGGGCGTAGACAATGTAGACAAACCGGGAATCTTATTTCTTTGTTTGTTTAAAAAATACTGAACGTCTGTCGGAATCCAACTGTTCTTGTCCGTGTAGTTCGCCCTCCGCACAGGGTCAACCGTTCTGGTGATCTGCCCTAAAATGGTAGGGACAAACTGTCCAAGGTAATTTTGCAGTGCGGTAAGTCCCGCTTCGCTGGGGCTGTCAGCGTCAAAAACGCTGTTAATGCTGTCCAGCATCGTCAGATTGTATACAGGCTCGGTCAGCTTGCCCAGGGACGTAAACATGTCCGTCAGACTAAAAGCCCCAGAATCCGCCATCATGTCAAAAAAGTCCGCGCCTGTAAACATCGAGATGCCGCCGGGTGCAAGCCAGTCAGCCGTGTACGACTTCCCGAACACCCTAAAGGCATATTCTTGTTCGCCCTTCAGCTTTTCAAATTTGCCTTCGTCGTCATTGTCAATACTGCCTGTAATTGCGCCAATCGAACGCAGCCACATCCCCAGCGCGAACATTCCCGTGCCCGTCAGCCCGGAAGCCAACTTGTCAATATAATCAGACAGAGACAATTCGCCTTTCTTTAACTGCACCGTATCGATCACAACCGTTTTTGCCAAGCCGACCGGGCTGTACTCAACCCCGCGCGCAATGACGTTTGCTGGCGTGTTCTTAAAGGGGATAACACCTTCGATGACAGCAGCGGCAGCGCGTCCGCCTTTCCGCTGACGCAGTCGATTTTCAGCGTCGATCAGCCATTCCACCATGGTGTTGCGATTATTATAGGTGTTCTTCATGGCCTCCTGCACGGCAAAGGTTCGCGCCTTCATAAGCTGCTGCTCCGTCGCCGTCCGCAAGTCCATGTTCTGCGCCTGCATGTAGCTTGCGAGGGCGCGGGTGTAGTAGTACCGTTTCGCAACCATATCCTCAGCCGCCAACGCTTTGCCTGTAAAATCAGACAATGCCTGAGCGACATTGCCCGCCGCGCTGTTGCCAAAGGAGCGGCGCTTTAGAGCGTCCGAGAATCCTTGCTGGCTGTCCGTCAGGTACTTTTCACCCTCTTTTAGTGCCTTGACAACCTTTTCTGCTTTTGCGTCTGCTTTCGCAAATTCACGGTATTCATTCTTGATTGGCGCGGCGTTACGGGTGCGCTCACTCGCGTCCATCCAGCCCATGCGCTGCGCTACCGCCTGCATGGAAGCAGCCACCTTGTTGCGGATGCCGACCTCCGGCATAAACACCGCGTTGCCAACCATATTCCGGATGTGTGTGCGAGGATTCCCCAGCATGGCAAGATACCGCCATGCATTGAGCTTGTCCACCAGCGTAGGCGGAACCTGCCGCATGATTTCTGCTCCTGCCGCATCCACCGCGCTTTGGCGTTCTTCCAGCGTCTCAGCCGTAAGGATTTTCTGCATGGTTTCCGGGGAGACTTTAAGATCGAGCTGCGTCTTTTTCGATGAGAACTGCTTCGACATCTTGTTGGCAAAATGCTGGACATATAACGCCGCACCCTGCGGCGTCATCATGTCGCAAATCTTTCGCGCTTGCAGGGCTTGGCCTGCAACGGTGCCAATGCGATTGTACTTGTCCGCGATCCGCTCTACCAAAGCGCATTGCGTCGTTGCGTCTCCGCGCTGGCAAGCAAGCGCCATCAGGACATTACCCATGGCCTGTGCGTCAGCATTTCCCATGTCGTTTTCGTCCATGGACATCCATTCAGACAACGCCCCCGTTTCGCCGATCTTTTCGATCCTCGCCAGCGCACGGTTGACCTGTGTCGTATTGTTGTCTTTGTAATATTCATTATGATTTAGAACATAATTTTTCACCTCCTGCGGTAAAACCTGCGAAGACTGCGCTCCCTCGCGCCCCCATTGGCGTTGCGCGGTATCGTCACCCGCTTCCTGCGCGGTGTCGTCCTTATAAGGGTAGCCTTGCGCTTGTTCGGCAGCAGTCACAGGCACTTCATTTTGCCCCTGCACCGCCCCTTCGGCTTGGCCTTCTACTTGTCCTGCCTGCGCCGTCGGCGCGGCTTCCTGCACTGTTTGCGGGGCATTCTGTGTGTTCTGTGCATTCTGTGCACCCTGTGTTTGCTGGGTGTTCTCTTGGCCTCCTGCCGCCAGCCGATTCATTTCAGCCCTTGCATCCTTAATTACCTGTGCCTGCTGCTGAATCTGCTTGTCAACCTCCGTCAGCGCTCCCGTGATCTGTTCGAGGGTCTGCGCAAAAGCGCTCACGTCAGATCCATTTTGCTCGGCAACACGTACAGCCTGGAGATGCCCTTGAAGCTGGGCTGTAAGCTGCTGCTTCTGCGCCTGCAGCGCCTTTCCCTGCTTCCGCGCCTGATAGTAGGCGCTTCTTGCGGCCTTCAGCTCCTGCGCAGCATCCGGAGCGCTGGTCTGCTCCACAGCGTCGGCCTGCTGCTGCTGGCTCTGAATCTCCTGCACGTTGTCCCCGGTCATGGCGGCTTCGGCTGTCAGTTCAGCGGCTTGCTGTATCTCCTGCTGCGCTTGCGTCATGGCTTGCTGCTGCAGTTGGGTATAAGTTGTCTGTCGTGCCTGTTTAAGCTCCTGCCGCGCCGTCTGGTATGCCTGCTGCGCCTCCTGCACCTGCTGATTCGATACGCGCAGCGCCTCCCGCAGGTTTGCGGCTTTGGGGGCATACTGGGAGATCGTCTTCGCGCCCTGCTGGGTAGCTGCACGCTGGTTGGCTTTCTGCAAAATGGCCTGCACCCTTTGCAGCTCCTGCCTCTGCTCGGCCTGCGTATTCCGCGCCGTCAGCAGCGCACTTTCCGTTTCCTGCGCACGGGCGGTCAACTGGCTGATCTGCTCGGTATTCAGTTCGCCAAGTCCTACACGCTCATTGACGATCTGCGCCGCACGGGCTTCCACCACCTGCTCCATTGCTTCGGGTGACCCGATCACCCGCGCAATGGCCTCCTGTACCGCCTGCTGCTGTGCCGCCGATACTGTCCCCATGGGCTGCACAGCCTCGCCGCTGTCAGCCTCCAACACAACGCTATTTCCCTGTGTTGGAGTCAGCTCCGTCTGTGCTTCCTGCGAGGTCTGCTCTGTCTGCGCATATTGTTCCGTTTCGGTACTTTCCTGCTGCTGCTGGGCGGCCTGCTGGGTCTGCTGCTGTTCCGTTCTGGCACGTTTATGCGCTTGCTGGACTATCAAATTCATGCCCTTGCCCTCGGCGGTCAGCGCAAACGAGGTTGTAAAGGCCATAGCAGCGGTTTCAAGCACCTGCCCCAGTTGAAGCTGACTGGTCAGCTCGGCAGCATCTCCATAGGCTGCCGCCTTAATGCCGCCAGATAAAATGTTTTCTGCGTTCTCCTGGATGGCTTCATCCACGCCGGTGGACACGCCGGTGAAGAAAAATTCCTTTGCCAGTGCCCCCACCTTGGAAAAAAACGCCGTGCCGCCCTTCCGCGCCGCGCCAACGGTCGCATCTTTCACCGCGCCGCCAAAGACGGACGGAATGTACTTCTCCGCCATTTTGCCTTCAAGAAACGCGGTAGAAGCCGCATCCAGCGCACCCACCAGCGTTGCTTCCGCGCTGGAAAGCCCCTTGCCCATGGCTTCCAGCTTCGTTTCTCCAAACTGCTGCAGTCCGTACCCGGCAACATTGCCAAGCGTTGGAACGCCCGTCAGCCCCGTTACCGCAGCGCTTTCCGCTAAGCTCAAACTGTTGCTGACAATGCTGCTGGATACAGGATACAACAGGCACTTTTCCGCCCATGTACCGTATTCGTTCACCAGATCGGCGTTTGCTTGCACGTTTGCGTCAAACTTCTGCCGGGCCTGCCGCAGCGTCTCGGCGGTGAAGTTAAAGGGGAGCTGGAAGATGTCCGTGCCATTCCGCTGTGCATCCGCGAACTGCTGTGCATATACGGCTTTCATGGGGTCATCGTCCGCCATGGCGTAGATCGCGCTTGCAACGTCGTTGCTGTAGGCTCTCCGTGCGCCTGCGAGGCCGTAGGTGCGCACATACACATCATAGTTATCCTGCGCTACCGTCTCGTCGTCATGGGTAGTGATCGCCTGATAAAACCCAATCTTGCCGGATACCCAACTGTTCAATCCGCTGTCAGCGCCCAGCGCAAGCGACTTGAAAAAGCCCAGTCCTTCGCCTTCCGGGGTGCTGTCTGCCGGTTCGTTCCAGCGGGCGGAATAGTCTTGCCGCGCCTGCTCAATCATCGCATCTTCAGACTTTTGCAACGCCGGATACTGCGCGTAAAGCTCATCCAGCGTCAACCCAACAGAGGCCGCCAGCTTCGCGTCCGTGGCGTAATAGTCTTCTACTATAGCTGCCACAAAAGGCGTACACGTCCGCTGATCGTCCGACAAGCCCCTCTTTTCCGCAAACGCTTGAAACGCGGTGCCCTCATACAGCGCATCAATACGTGCCGCATAGCCTGCATCCGTCGCCAGAAGCTGCTTCGCGTCCGTCTGCATGATACGGTCATAGGCGGCTTGGTCGGTCTCGTCCAGCGCTTCACCGCTGGCTACCTGCTGCAGCACATGCACGTTATAGGCCAACTGCTGCTGCCGCTGCTCCGCTGCTTGCTGCTTCTGCGCTTCCGCTTTCGCTTCCCGACTCGCCAGCACGTTGTTCTTCACCTGCATCAGTCGGGCTTCCGCGTCCGGGTTCTCAGCGTACCAGTCATCCAGCGACAGGCCTGCCAGCTCCGCACTCTGGCTGTCCTTGACGATCTGCATAATGGTCTGTACGCCGTCACGGGTGGTCGCCTCCGGGCTGTCCGTCCACGTCAGCGCCTCCGTGGCCTTGGAGCCGTACTGCAGCGCGGAATCGTAGTCCCGGTACCCTCCGTCGCTGCCGCCCGCTATACCGAATAGTCCGCCGTAATCGTCAAAAAAACTGGAAAAGATTTTCTGCTCGTCCTCGGTCAGCTCTTCCGTGCCCGCGTAAACCTTCGTCAGCACCGCTTCCGCTTCATCGGTGGTATAGGGACGATCAAGCGTAAAGTTATCCCCAATCTGTGCTGTAAGTGTGGAAATCTCCTCGCGGAGCGCGTCCATGATTTCCGTCTGCGCATACCCGCGCACCTCCGCGCTGTGCTGGAGCGTCTGGTACTCTTCTACGAGCTGAGCGCGCTGAGTCTCTGCCTCGCTCTGCTCGCGCACGTCCTCCGTCGCTTCGCCTGTTTCCGCCGTAGTCGGCGTTTCGTCCTCCGCTCTTTGGGCGGCAAAAGCCGCAACCAGCCCGTCATTGCTCAGGGCGGGGGAGCTCCCAGCCTGTACAGTCGCCGAAGGGGTTGCCTCCGCCTGCGGCTGCTCCTGTCCTGCGGGCTGCGTCAGCGCCTGCCCCAGCTTCGCCGCGTTCTGGCGGCCTGTAGCGCCAGTTTCCGCCGTCCTGCCGCCGCGCACATACGCCAACGCATCTTCCAGCCGCCAGTCAACAGAGCGTGTCAGCGCAACAGGATCGCCCGCTCTGCGCCCTTCGTCCATTTTCTTCAGCGCGGACATGTGCACCGCGTCCGTGCTGCTGGGATCGTCATACATGCTTTGCAGCAGGTCGCTGATTTTGTCCGCTGACATGCCCTGCCGCTGCATGGCGTCAATCCACGCATACACGCCAGCCCGTTCCTGCTCTGCCTCCTGCGTGGTTTGCTCCGCCTGATAGACCTGCTTGAAATATTTTGCCGCCGTGCTGTCTGTGCCGTTCAGCAGACCCTTGTTGGCATTGATCCAGTCTTGGTCAAAGCTGGACACACCAAAATACATGTTGGCGTCGTCCAGCGTGGAGCCGTCCGCATAGGGCATATAGTCCTTGCTGGTCACGTCCCGCCGCGCTTCCAACGTCTTATCCGCGCTGTAACGCTTGCCTACCCCGGATGCATAGCTCACAGAATCCTGAAACGCATCGCCGCTGCCGCCGCCGTTCCGCGCCGCCCAAATCGCGCCGTACTGCGCGTCTTTGGAGTACCCGACAGCCCGGTTCAACGCCGTGGGCGCACCCATCGCCGCAGAGCTATCCATCTTCTTTAGCGTGCTGTACTTGCCGTCAGCGTTGACCTTCGCCAGAATCTCATCGTCGGAGTACCCCTTGCCCGCCCAATAGCTGATTTCCTTCTGCATGTCGGCCCATTCGGTTTCGGCTTTTTGGGTGGTATCCTCATCCTTTTGGAGCTGGTACAGGTAGTAAGCCGCCTGCTCCTGTGGGGTAGATTTTTTGGTGGGAGCGCTTGGCGTGCCGGACGTTGCAGATAACTTCAAATACTGCTGATAGCCGCTGTTGCGGCTAAAAAAGTCAGCATTGATACCGCCGCTGGTGTCGATGCCCAGCGCCGTCAGGTTGTCGATCAGCCCGGAATTGGTCGCCGTGCGGTAGGGATTGTATACGCCGCTGCCGGGGGTTGCCATGCGGGTGTAAATCTTGTTCAGCACCTCGTCATGGCGCACCTTGTCGTTCCCGTAAAGCGCGTCCGCACGGGCAATCATCTCGCTGGCAGTCGGGATCTCTCCGCTGTACCAGTTCGTTGTATTGCTGCGAGTAATGCCTTTGGAGGGCTTTGTGTCCTCCCAAAGGCTAGCTGCTTTCTTGCGCTGATTCGCCTGTTCGCCGGATGCTGCTTGACTCATTCCAGCCCAAAGGCTTTTCCCTTCGGACCGCTTTTTTTTCACGCTTTGCACGACCATTGCCACTCCCCTTCTCCTCCATTTTGCTTAGTACCGACTGACATGCATTGCTTTGGTTTGGGTGCCTCTATTAATGCCTTGCACGCCTTGTTTTAACCTTTTGTTCGGCTGTTTTTTTGCCGCTAGCGCCGCAAAGATTCCGGATGCGATCTTATTGCCAACACTGCCAGCAAGGTCAGCGTCCAGTCCGTCGTCATCCGCGTCAGGGTCATCCTTCGGGTCGGATTTCGGAGTTCCGCCTCCCCTCCTGCTGACCTTCGAACTTTCCGCACTCTTTTGCAGCTGATAAAGCTGCATCAGGATGTCGTTGTTTGTGGCCTGTGCGGTCTGCTGCTTGCTGTACTGGTCCGCTTGCAGCTCCGCAAGCTTTGCCAGCACACTATTCTCAAACGAGCTGTTCGCCGAAGAAATGTTTTGCTGAAGCTGCTGTTGAAGCTGCGAAATCTGAGAATTGACGCTGTTCACGTCATTGGTTTGGTTTTGAGCGATCTGCGCCAGCGCCTTTTCACCTGCCAGATCAATGTTCGCCAGCGTCGCGTTGTTATAGCTGCTCCGCTGCATCCCGCGAGAAAGCGACTGCCGGTCAGCGTTCGCCCGAGACGCCGCCGTTGCCCGCTTCTGCTGCTCCGCCTGCCGCGCATAGGCGGTGTCCAGCGCCGCAAGCTGAGAATTGAGGGCGGCAACAGAACTGTCATGGCTCTGCTGGGCCGAAAGGATTGCTTGGTCGCGCTGATTCTTGTACATCGTCTCCGCCTGCGCCCGAAGCTCTGCGTCCGTTTTGGGCGTAAACTGCGATGCAGACAAGGATTCCGCCAGCTCATCTACCGACTTAGGAGCCCTGAAGTTCGTTGCCACCTTTTGCTCACTCCTCCTCTTTTTTCGCTTCCACGCCTGCCGCGTCCGCCATGCCCTCACCAATAATATACGCGATCACCGTTGCGCCTGCCATGATGATGCTCCCCACTTGCGTTGCCGTTTCCTCCGCGACACCAAAGGCCATCACCAGCATGGTAACAAAGCTTACCACCGCCGCCCAAAACTTACGGCTCGTCAACTTACGCTTGATATTCTCACTCATTTTCGATTCCTCACTTTTCTTCGTAGATGATTTCAAGGCCGTATGCTTTTGCGGCCTCATGTTCGATTCTGCAACCACGGGCGTTTTCCCAGCCCTTGCAAAAATAGGCCGCATGGCACAAGCTCATGTTTTCGAGCGATTTAGCTAAAAAACACAAAGGGATTTGCACCACGCCACGCTGTTTCATGGATTGCTGGCTATACCATTCGTCCGTAAACAGCGTGTTCACGATCTCGAAGCCGCGCTTTTCAAGCTCTGCCACGGCGCGGTTGCGCGTATCGATTATTTCTTTTTCTGTTTTTCCAGCCATCGGCTGACTTAACATTGCTTTTCTCTCGCTCATTTTTGATTCCATCCTTTCTTCGTTCAGCCGCGTTCCCGCAACCATTTTTCAATTCCCTTACTGGCTTGCTGCATCTCGTCGGCATTGCCGTTATGCAGCTCATGCTCCAGCAGTGCCTGCACACCTGTACAGGTCGCCATTAAGCCCGTTCGGAGATCAGCAAGCTTACCGTCATGCTCCGCCATCGTGCGCGTGTGGTCGTCCAGCCGGGCCTTATCCGTGCTCAATTTACGGTTGATCTCCGTAATCTCGTCCGACACGCTCTGCGCCGGTTTTAATTTCCGCAGGCGTATGGCGTTGATTTTCTCCACGGCCCCCAGCACAATAGATACCACGCCGCACAGCAGCACGATCACCGCCAGCGCCGTCCATAGCGCAGATGGAGTGATCCCGTTGATTGCATCCAGCATCACCCCCGGCCTCCTTCCAGCGCCGCCACGCGCTCCTCCAACCGCTTCACGCGCTCTTCCAGCGTGTGGGAGGCTTCGTCCTGCGCCTTGAGGTACTGCGCCATCATGTACCCTGTCACGCCGTCCCGCTGGATGGTCGCCCAG